TTAAATGCCACGCCAGCTGGAGGGGGTGGTGAGCGTACGCTCGTGAGGGTTCAAGTCCCTCCAACCGCACCATTCTTATTGACTGTTTAACAGATTGTAACGAATTGTAACAAACTGTAACAGATAAAGCATTTACAAGGATATTTGAAAGATAAAGAGTAACAAATTGTAACGCATTGTAACAACAATTTGCCCCTTTATTGCCCCTTTTAAAAACAAATATTTGCCCCTTTTATATGAGGATTGAAAAAAGCCACTGCACATGATGCGGTGGCTCATTTTTTATTTATTTGCAAGTACTTTACCCATATTTGTAATAGCTGCATTTACTTCTTGTTTCATTTCATCTGTTACATGAGTGTAAATAGCAAGTGTAGTACGTGGCTCATTGTGGCCAACACGTTCCATAATTGCTTTTAGAGGAACATTAGATTCAGCAAGAATAGAAATATGAGTATGTCTAAAGGTGTGGGTGCTTACTGGTTTTGGGAAACCAAGTTTTTTTATAGTTCTATTCACATAATGTAGATCATATGGCAAGCCACCATCCGTAACAAAGATATAGCCTAGGTCAGCAAATTTAGATTTCCATAATCGTCTTGCTTGATTAGCAGTTATAAAGTGATTAATAATTTGTACAGCACGTGCATCCAATTTCACCTTGCGAATAGAATGAACATTCTTTGGTGGAAGGCGCATAGCAGGGTCAGAAAAGCTACCACGATTGGATAAAGTAGCGTTTACATCTATTTCCGCATTTTCTACATCGTAGTCTTGAGTGCGTAACGCCACCATTTCACCAAATCTAAGACCAGTTAAAGATTGAAACTCACATAATAGAGATACATGATGATTGATAGTATCCAATTGTGCAAGTAAATCTTTTAGTTCATCTTTAGTTAGAAATTTAGAACGCTGTTTCTTGATGCGGTCTACATCCGCCACTGGTTTTTGTAATTCGATATTGTCTAAGAATGAAATATCACGAATATATTCCATGCGCCTAGCGTATTTTAATGATTGTCTAATAAGACTAAGGGCCAGTTTTGTATAATTGTAGGAATACTGGCAAGCGAATTTATCAAATGTGCTTTGAATAATATATGGTGAAAGTTTAGAAAGCAATATATCAGCAGGAAACCATTTCATAATCTGTTTGTGAAGATTGTCCATACTATATTGTGTAGATGATTTTCTAAAGGCACGTTTAGATTCTAAATATTCAGATACAACATCATTCAATGTCATATCTTTGGCTATATCGGTGTTAGTGGCCAAGTCAATTTTATTTTGTAATTCAGCTTGTGCGATTTTGTAGGCTTGCCTACTATTACTAGTCAATGTAATAGATATTCTTTTTGTTTTACCACTATACGGATCCACATAGCGTTCTTGAAATTTATATTTAGTAATACCAGCTTTGGTAGTTACAGTTTCACACCACATTAAAAATACCTCCTAGGCTAAAATGGTATAGTAAATAAGCCTTAGAGGTATGGTATAATAATGGTGGAGTAAAAATGAAGTACCTCTAAGGTATGTAGTTTTTAATGGCCCTCACTGCGGTGGGGGCTTATTTTTTTGCTCAGATTACAATACATGATGATAGAAATCTATAGTTTCTAGCATTTCATCCGTAAGTTCTTTTCTCCTTACCATATGTTCAATAAGATTAACATGTTGATCTATATGGAAATCATCATTAATGATATGCAGCAACTCATGTCTAATTTCGTTGCGCATATCTTCAATAGACATATTTTTACGGATATAAATATTGTGAACACCTTCATCTTCCCCAGTAGATGAAATAGCTTTCACATTAGGAATATCACATTCGATTATATTTACAATCACACTAACAACCCCTAATAGTATTATTTATTATGTTTTAATTTTAAAAGTTCAATATATTCAACAGCTTTTTCCATATCCTCCTTTGAAATTCCACGTGATGCGGAGAATAATAAACGAGCCTCTGGGCGTGTACGTAGATATTCTGCAAATTCTGCAGTTTCAGGGTCTACATAGTACCCTTCTGTTTGATTAGAAGTTGTTTCATCATAACCAAGCAACCATGATGGGCTAACACCTAAAGATTGTGCAATTAGATATATTTTATCTTGCTTTGGTTCATAGCGACCATTTAGCCAATCAGAAATAGAAGATTGACGAATACCAGTGCGTTTAGATAATTCAGATTGTGTAATTTTACGTTCTGACATAATGCTTTTTAAACGATTTATAAATTGAATACTCATGATAACTTCTCCTATAATACTTGCTATACGCCTATTATAAACGGAAAACCGTCAAAAGTAAATATATTTTTATAAATATTAAACCAAACTTAAACGGAAAACCGATAGACAAAAGGGAAAAACAAGTGTATTATTGAATTACGGAAAGCCGATAATCAAAAAGGAGGTGAAGAAATGGAATTTGATTATACAAATCTAAGAGTATTTATCAAAGAAAATTTTCACAATCTAAAAGAGTTTGCTCAATTTCTAGGTATTGGTACTACACAGCTAGGTCAGCGTTTGGCAAATAAAGTACCATTTACTCAAAGAGAAATTGACAGAGTGGCAAATAACATGGAATGTGGGAAATTGGATATGAATAAAATTGATGCTCTTTTTTTTCAAAAGAAATAACGGAAATCTGATAATAAAGAAGAGGTGAAATAAAAAGAAAAGAGCGCTCTACAGTAAGTAGAACACTCTAAAAAGTTAATTAAGAAAGGGATATGAAATGGATACCACAGATTTGGCATTAATTATTTCAGCAATGGCATTAGGAATAGCTATAGCTAAATTAATTCTACAATAGCATGGCGTCATTTAAATATAGAAACTATGGCTGCTATGAGTGAAAGAAATAAAGCTAGATTAGAACGACGTGTGGCATGCTTATCTATCTTACGTTGTTCTAACACTGCTTCATAATATGATCTTCCGCTTGGAGTTATTTCATAAGTGTTATTAGAAAGAATACCTTCTGAATCACTATGAAAACCATCGGTATTGGTGATGAAGTTTAGTTGTAATAAGTAAGATAATTCGAGTGCCATGTTATAGGCTGATAGACCAGTAATACCGCTTAATTGTTGTGGAGACAAATTACGATGATAGAACTGTTCTAAATAAGAAAAACTTTTTTTATCTAAAAGATATAAGTCCATATACTCACCTCCTTATGAGATGAGTATAGCATGAGTGATAGAAATTGAAAGAGGTGAAATCAAATGAAAGAAATTCAATTAAAAATCATTAAGGAGAAAACAATTAAGAAGATTAGATCCTTGATGGAGTGTATAGAATTTGCACGTAATGGCGAACCTGTACAAAAGTATGTTTCCGCATTGAAGTTAATGCAGAATACAGAACAAATAACAATTGAAGAAAATGAAATGGAAGTACTTAGCGAATTGATAGGGCGTTGTTTATATCAATTATTAGAAAATCAAACAGATGATAATTCAGAAGCTTTTGAAAAATATTTAATTGCATTAGGGGTGCTAGAAGGATGGAAAACAAAAGAGGATAAAGAAAAAGAGGCACTTCAAAGAAATGCCTCGAGATTATTTACTACTCGTCCTTAAATGAACCACTAATCAAAAGCAAAAGCAATTGGACTATTAATGGTGCAAGGATTTGATGAAAGAAATATTTGGCTATAACTTGAGCTGGTTGATTTGCGAAGTCAGGAAATGTCAAGCGAAACCAAGTAATAAACTTTATATCCTTTGTTAGTACTTCAATTGTGGTGCTTTCAGTATTAGAAAGTTCTTCATCATCAAAATCTAAATTTGTAGGATTAGTTATTTCCAATGAATCCAACGGCAAAATGTCAGCAATACTTTGAGTAGGTAATGTATCATTCAAATCTTGCAATGTTTCTTGATATGAAGATAATTCTCTAAAAGCTGCTAACTGTGCTGATGAAATAGATGGAATTTCAAATTGTGGAATAGAAATAATAGATGATTTTATTAATTCGTTTATTTGTTTAGTTGGAAGATAGATTTGAGAAATTTGGTTTGAAATTTGTGTATAAGGAGCGATGGATAGATTCAGTTGGTTTCGTATAGCTCGAGCTGGAGCATAAAGTGAATCTAACATTTTACGTTGTGCTTCAATAGCGTCTAAAAGTGAAGAACTAATAAAGTCATTTTTTAATGGCATATAATCACCCCCTTTCAATGTGATTATAGCACTTAAAAGGAAATACAGAGGAGATACAAATGAAGGAAATAAAAATAAATGGAAAGTTAGAGTGTAGGATTAGTAGTCCATTACAACGACATATGAAGAATGTGGAAAACAAACTAAATGCATTAGCAGTTGCAGTTAAAGAAGCAAAGAAAGACGGATATGCCATAAGCGTAGATATTAGCAATTTAGATAAAGAAGAGGGAATAGAAAGGTGATTATTAATGCTAACAGTTGAAATAGAAGGAAATATAAATGAAATGCTTGGAGGTACATTTTATGAAGTTTATGAGAGAACATCAAAAGCTAAAAAACAACTAGAGATTGCACTTACAGAGTTAGAAGAATTAGGAATAAAAGTTGATGTAGTTTATTTATCTGACAAAGAAAGATAGGTAAGGAGAAGTAATGGAAAGTGTTCAACCAAAGTATGTGCCTATTAGTACATTAGCTAAGATATGGGGGCGCAGCAGAATGTATATCTAC